ATCAAAACAAAACCAAAATGCAATGCCTATCGCAATTGACGAATGGTACAAAGATACCGGCCTCAATCTATGGGCCCAAAAGCACTCAGTCGATGATACGGTTGAAAGGCTGGCTTGGGCGCTTTCTAACAACCCAAACACTGGTCGAGCCCGCCTTAGTATCCACCCCCAATGCACTGGGATTATCTCTGAAATGGGAGGTGGGGCCTCACCTGTCCCCGATGGTGGGTCATGGATGCGATACGAAAGCAAATCAGGATTAGGGCCGCCAATGCGCCGCAATGACCATGCGTGTAAGGCATTAGCCTATTTGTTGGCAGGCCCCTATGGGCAACAGGCCTATGATATGGCACTGGACAAATTTGAATCAGTAAGCTACATAGGGGACTCTATCTACTCCTCTAGAGGAAGTAGGGACTCCGCTGAGTATATTCGGAGGGTAGGTGGTCGCTAGTAGTAAAAAAATAACTGAGATACAGGCTAACTTAGAGCGCTTTTATGGAAGGGCGCATCGGTCTATGGAACGTGCTGATAAGATGCACAATCAAGACTTTAGTGGTCTGATTGATGTGCCCTATGAGATACGCGTGTTCCTGTCCAGCACAGCCGCAAACATTATTGATGGGTATCGGAACCAGATACGCACCAACGAGCCCACGGTTAATTTCCAACCGTCTTCGCATACGCGGGCAGCAGAGCGCCATGCCACGATGATGAAGAAGTGGGGGTATGGAATGTTAGAGCGTGAGCGCCTACGGGGTGCTATTGACCCTAACCTACAGTGTGGTTTTGACCTGCTATTGCGGGGCGCCGCCTGTAAGAAGATTGTCGTTGACGTTGATAGCATGATGGAGCCTGCACCCAAAAAGAATACTAAGGCATTTAAGAGTTGGGAAGTTCGTGCTATGAACTCCTGGCCGTATATCTCACGAGCGATTGACCCGTTGTCTGTATTTCCAGCCCCAGGCGACGTCAAACCGCTACCCTTTATAATTGAAAAGCAGCGCCGCCCAGCGGCCCAAATGTGGTCACAGTACCCAGAGTGGCGCGACCCGAAACGTGAGTCAAAAGATGGTCAGAACCCTGCGCGTCTAGTTACGTGGTTAGAGTATTGGTCTAAGGACGAGTATATTGTCGAGGCTGACGGTGAGCTAGTCTTTGAGAAAGAGAACCCCTATGGGTTTGTGCCATATATATTTGAGTGGTCAGGGCTCGGAAGGGCTCATTCCGATGCCGACCCAACCCATCTTGCGGTTGGGATTCTAACCCATATCCTTGGCGAGCTAGAGGAAGAGGTTAGGCTTAAGACAGCTATTTCTGTCCAAACACAGATGCACGTATTCCCGCCTATTCTTACTACGGAAGACCCACGCAAGGTTGCGGCCCAATTTGGGCTTGGCCCTGGTAAAGTGATACGGCACCCACCAGGCCAGCCGCCCGTTTACATGAACTATCCAGCCCCTAATGAGAATCTATATCGGTTCCTAGCAGCTATACAGGAAAATATCGCTAGGATTTCCTCCTCAGCATTGTCTGGTGGGCGCGACCCTGGTGTACAATACGGAGTATTGCAAGCACAATTGGTGGGGCAAGCTCTTACAACTATTGCCCCTATACGCGCAACGCTTGATGGTATGGCCTCACAAACTATTAATATGATGGGGTCTATGGCACGCAAGATGGACTTACATATGTCTATCCGTGGTACGATGGAAGAGGTTGAAGAGCCCTTTAGTGTATCAGGCGATGACTTTGACCATATGAGCTTTGAAGTAACCTTTGAAGCCGTTGACCCCGCTGAGAACGACAGGGCACTTATGGTTGGTGAGGCACTACGTAGGGCTGGTGACATATCCCAGAGAACCTTCTGGGAGAAGTACCTCAAGCACGTTATTGCTGACCCAGACCAAGAGTACATTAACCTTTGGGAAGAGTCCATACTCCAGCAGATGTTGCAGTCTGGTGCTCTATCACAGATTGTCATGGATGATGCAATGAAAGCGCAGATACAACAGCAGGCTGAGGGGGCTATGGGCGCCGCCCAGGAAACTATGGGCTTACCCCCAAGTGATACCGTTTCGGTCGAGGGTAGGCTCGCAGCTCAAGAAATGGAAAATATCTCAGGTAGACCTGGCTCATTGACTCCACCACGGGCTATGATGGAGCGTGGTATGGACACGTCTACCAAGACTAATACAGGAATCAGCGCAGGAGGCTAAGGTGGCTAAGCAAGATTGGACAAGAGACGCCCTCGACCAAGTTGAAAAGACGATTGGTAAACTTCAAGTTAGCTTACAATCACGTATACCTTATGGGCCGAGGACTGTGATTAAGTCTAATATGGAGAAGCGTTTAGACATCCAGAACCAACCCCCCGAACAAACTATAGCAATGATAAAAAAGATGGGCCCCGAACAGTGGGACGCCTATATGAAGGAGTTGTACCGTGGCTAAACATACAGTTCAGTCTAGTAGAAGGGTTTATTCGGGCGGCAAATGGACAAAGGTTCCAGTCGGGCCTGCTCGCGTAACTGCTGCATCGGCTGCGACTTCAGCAGCCGCAGCCGATTACCGTGAGAGTCTAGGTTATGGAGCAAGCGACCCAAACCTACAGATTACTGGGCGTGGGGGCGTAGAGGTTTCTCGCGCCCAGCCACTACGACAACCTAGAATAAATCCTGGGTTGCAGCAGTTTAGTGAGGATGTCTTTGGCGGTGCACGCCCCGGACAGACTCAACTCGGTAAAGCAGACGCCCCAGATACCACTGTATTAAAAGTGGACGACGAAGTAGAAGAACTACTCCGTGACGATGACTTAAACGGAGACTTAAACGGAGATGGGGATAGAGACGAAGACGGTGATTTAGTTGGTGGCGCAGATTGGATGACAAGCGTAAGAGATTTGTTTGGCTCCGAGCTGGGAAGGGGTGGCAGCACGCGTCCAATCACAGGTGACCTACAAGCCCAGCTTGGAGCTTGGTCAGACCTCGAAGGAACATTCCGTGCAGACTATAACTGGACTACTATGGGTGAGCCTCGAACCCCCAAAGAAGCATTTATGTTTCTATCGCAAGCACAGGGTGACCCTGCTAACCAGATTACATTTACTCTAGTTGGTAGTGATGACCCACTGTTCAAGCGGGCTCAGCGAATCCTTTCTGCCGACGCGACGTCTGACGGAATAGCCGCGTTTGGGTATAACGAAAGTATGTTAGTATGGGCTAATGATATAATTCGTATAGCAACAATGGAAGGAGGTCAGTTATACACACGTGGTGGCGAGGTCGTTACCGACCAAGATGAAATCATGCGCTATAAAAACATGGTTCGCTTTAAGGCCACAGCCCAGGTATTAGTTAACCAATTCCGTATGGGACGGCAGAACCTATTTGAATGGTCTACTAAACAAGGTTATGCTTTAGAGTTAGAGACAAAAGGGGCGGCTAGTGCCGCAGCAATCGCTAGGATTCAGCAAGAATCAGCGGAGGCTGTGGCTAATATACAAGCATGGGCCGACTCGGAGGTCGAAGCATCACGGGCGAAAACAGCCAAACTTCAGGCGACTACCCAGAAGGAAATCTCTGCTGCTGAGGTTGTTGGGCGGGCGGACGTGGCTGGTATACAGGCTACGGGCGCTTTAGACGTCGCGGGAGAGCAATCAAGCGGTGCTCTAGCAGTCGCAAAAGAGCGGAGTTCCAGCGGTCTGGAGATTGCAAAAGAGCAATCAAGCGGTGCAAAAGCCGTTGAGATTGAACGAGGCACCCAAGATGTCAAGCGTATTCAAGAACAAGCCGTACTAGATATTGCCAATATCGAAGCCAAACGTGATGCAGATATGGGTTTGCTGACAGAAGAGCTTGATGTTCGTCAGAGTATGGCTACTCAAGAACAAGATGCTGCGTTACTAAGGATAACAAGAGAATCGGATGCTCAGCAAATATTAGTTCAGCTTAGTGCTGACCTAGACATGGAGCTAGAAACATCTAAGCAAGGTTGGCAAACGGCTGAAAATAACAAACAACTAGCTATCCAAGAAGGCAACCTTCAAGAATCTATCCGCGCTAGTTTTATGCAGGAACAGATACAAATAGAGCAACAGCAGATTGAGCGTGAGACTAACAGCCTTAATATGTTAATGAACATCTCACAAAACCCTGCCTTGTTATACTTTATGAAGGAATCTGGGATGCTCAGTGGGGTAGGTGAAACTCTACTTGGAGAGGATACAGCAAGTCTTATTGATGATTTAACTGCCTCTATTGACCCAGGTAATCTACCTAATATCCAAACATATAATGCGATGAGCGAACTACAGCAACAAATTTCTAGTTTCCGTACTGGTGCCACTACAGGCATGTCGCCGAAGGCTCAGCAAGAGTACCTTCTGGGGGCCTCACCATTCACTCGTGGGCAGAAGTCAACTATCCGTGTAGGCAGCCGCATTAATCCATTTGAGACTATGAACGCTTAGGAGTTATAAATGCCAACGCACCCTAGAGTCTGGTATAATCAGCCTAAAAAACCTAAGCCCGCAACTTCAAGTATAACTCAGAGTAGCTTTGCGTCACAGGCAAAGGACACGGCTGAGCAAGAAGTATCAAAGGCAACGACTAGGTACACGCAAGATGCAACTATGCAGTTTGCGAAAGCACAAGCTCGTCATACTAACGATGAGTATTATGCTGGTGAAACGCAACCCTGGGCCCAGATAGCGGCAAAGAATAACCCTAACGCCTGGTTGCCAGAGTCTACAGTATCTGATTCAGAGATACGTGCTACAATCGGTCTTCCTACTAACTTGAGTTTAGATTTGTTCCGTGCTGACCCCTCATTATGGGATAAATTCCCAGCAGCCAAGGAGCGGTTCGCACGTTTACAGGCCGAACAGGAAATGGGTAAGGATAAAGCATCTGAAGAGAATAAAGGTTGGGCCAGTAGGGTACGAGGCTGGCTTGTAGATGAACTTAAAGATACTGGGATTTTTGTTGGTGAAGCGTACGATGCGCTTATCACAAAGCCTCTAGCTATGGCAAACGAGGTTCTGGGTGAGGTGTTCTCTGAGGATGCAACGGGCGCACGCAAAATGTTTGGTCATGCCCTTAT